GAAGGGTTGCGGGGCGACGGCGGGGCCGGCGCTAGATTTCCTTGGCTGGGTTGACCTTGAAGGTCATGCCCTTGGCCGGTTCCTGGCTGCCTTCGTGCTCGGGCTTGATCTTGAAGCCCAGGCGCACCACGGCGGCCGTGGTAGCGCTGCGCTCGCGCACGAAATAGAAGCCATACCAGCGCGACACGCCGCCACGGCGCACGGCGCGCACGAACTGCCAGCCGCCTTTGCCGGGCTTGTCCTCGACGATGTACTGGCCCAGGTAGTCGATGGCGCATTCGCTAACCGGACAGCTCACCCCGGGCACCAGGCGCATGTTATTGACCGGGTTGCGCACGGCGGCCCACCACCAGCGAGCAAGCCAGGACGTGACGGGTAACGGCGCAAACGGCAGGCCCAGGCGACGCAGCAAAGGCAGCAGGCCAAACAACACCAGGGCGTCGCAGTTGGCCGCCCACCACAGGCGCTTATCGCCGTCCAGGCCGTCGAAGGCATTGCCCCACAGCCAGGCCCAGCGCGGGAGGTCGTAGATGGGGCGGCCGTCACTCAGCGAGAAGCCTGGCACCGCGAACGGGATGGCCACCGCCACCAGCGGCAAGCCGACCAGCAGCAGCACCAGGCGAACCACCGCCAGCGCTGCCCATTGCACCAGGGCGAACAGAAGATCGAGGCACCAGACGGCGCCACGCTTGAACTTATCGAGCATGGGTATCCCCTTTCAGGATCATCAGAAACAAGAAAGCCCCCAGGGCGGGGGCTTTCTATGCAGCGGTGGCGAGCCAGGCCGGCGGCACCGGCCGAGCGGCAGAGTCAGGAAACGCCGCCGACTCGGGCCAGTCGCGAAGCAACTGGCGCCACGCCAACAGTTCGCCGTACTGCTCAGCCGACAACGTCGTCGGGTTCGTCATTTCTACTTCGTCGCGGTGGCGTGCGATCAGCCATTCCGTGCGGATCAGCTCACCGTCGCGCCAGGCCCGCTCGACGGCAGGATCAGGCGCGACCGCTTCCGGCAAGCCGCCATCAGCAAGCCACTTTGTGTACTCCTGCCAGTCGCGATTAAGAGGCGCCTCTTGCAAAAAAGCGCCGTCAGCCAGGCGCTGTACCGTGCCGCCATGGTTAATTCTGTACATGCTGAATCCTCATAGGCGCGCATCCGCAACAAAGTGAACAATCGGCATATACCCATCACCGGGCAAGCTCTCAACCTGAAGGTTAATCTCGCTCGCGCGACTGAAGTACACAGCCAAATTTCCAGATGGCGAACTGGAGGTCATCGTGTTACTAAACGCCATCGACCCAGCCAATCCAGTCAGCGCCGACCAGTACGAAACGGTCGGAACAGTCCGCTTTCTTGTTCTGAAATCGACAGTTATGTCTGAAACCGAAGACGCATCGCCGATGGTCGCGCCGTTCATTGTTACCGTTCCCGGAAGCGTCGCCAGGTCGTAACTCTTCTCTAAGTAACGCTCAACCGCTTGCAAAGTCGCCGATAGCCCCTCACATGCGAATCGGGTGGCCTTTGCGCCCTGCTCAAGCTGCCAGTCAGAGAACTGGAATCCCTTAGCGATCACCGCGCCACAGCTACCCGAAACCTCAACCTCTATGCCAGCCGAGCAGTCACCCATCGCGACATTTTCAAAGCGTAGCAACGTCGCCGCGCCAGAAGGCACGTTAATGGCTTCTGACGCAGCGATCAGCGTTACAGCAGAGAAATTGTCTGCTGCATTTGCCTTCCGAAGTGTCAGGGTGTAGCTAATCGAAGCACCAACGTCATGCTGCACAAGCACAGACAAAGATGCCTGCTTGTTTTTCAGCTCGCGAGCAATCGCCGACTCTATGCGATGGCGCGCATAAACCACCCCTGAACCCGTTAGCGTAACGCCAGATAAGTGCAGGCTCGTACCAAACCGCCCGATCCCTGACGTGTTGTGAGCAATGCTGCCAGCAGAAACAGCCCCACCAGCCCAGGCCGCAAACATATCGACAGCGCCGTACTGCGCCGAAGTGTTTAGAGCCTTGGCGGCAAGCTGCGCCACTCGACAACCGCCGTCGACAATCAGATTGCGGCGATAAATGGCATCAGTTAGCCCGTAGTCGTCCGTGCTCTCTGGGTTGCTTCCGCCAATAACACGCCCGCGCTTGTCGACGGTAATACTCCGGTATGTCCCCACCGCCAGGCCGGTCGGCCCCGCCGCCACCTCGAAAGCCAACACTGTCGCGCCCAGATTGATCGGGGCGTCCGTAACCAGCTGCCAGACGCTGTCGGCATTAACCGTGCCCTGCTCGACAGGAACCAGCATGCCCGGCGTGACCTCAAGCGAAGCGTCTGCATCGTTCGCGCGCGCCCAGGCGCCGGCAGCAGCGACATAGATACCATTCTGCGCGCCATTGGCCTGATTCTTGACCAGCACGCGGTCACCGGCGACCAACTGCACCCCGTCAACAGACAGCAGCCCGGACAACGCAATGGCGGCCGTAGTGGCGACGCGCACCGACTGCTTCGCGTCCAGCTTCGCCAGCTCCTGGGCGACATAGTCTTCGACGAACTTGCGGGTGGCCAGCACCTTCGACGGGTCGACCTTCAGCGTCACGCTGTCGGGACTCAGGATGTCGAAGACCAGTTCGAAGGCGATGTCCTTGATTGCCCCCGTCGAGCCGATGGGCTTGAAGCTCTCGGGCAAGTTGCCGATGAAGATGGCGTCGCCGGCCGCGTCGCGCACGATAAATTCACGCAACCACCAGCCACCCACGTCGAACGGCAGCACCGCATGCAGCTCGACCCAGGTTTCCGACTCTTCAGCGTCGGCCAGCATGTTCGGCGCCGCTTCGTAGACTTTGCGCTTCAGCGCGGTTTCCTGCCCCGTTGGCAGGTACTCGGCGCCATTGCCGTCGCCGAACTCCACCAGCGTCAGCTCAAGCGGCACTTGCAACAGCGCGGCCTGCTCCAACTTCGCACGGCCCAGCGTCGTCGGAATCGTCCGATACTCCATTACTCACCCCCCGGGTAAATCCTGATTACTTCTTGCGTGCGCCCACCGGCGCCCATTCGAATCGGGCCGCTGATCAGCATGTCTTTCGGTTGATACGGGTACACACGCACCGTCTCGCCCAGCAGGGCGCCCACGCCCAGGCGGGCCGTGGTTCGGCTTTGCAGGTTCAGCGAGAACCCCGCCAGGTGCTGCGACTTGCGCTTCGCGCCCTCTATCGCGCGCAGTAGCTCGGCGCCCAGGCGCTCGCTAACCGGCTGGTCAGTCGAATAGATGTCCACACGAAAGGTGCCGCGCGGCATTTCCGGCACGGCTTCGAACCATTCGGTGATCTTCACTTCCAGGCCGAAACCGGCGACCGCCAGGTCGACAGCGCGGCGGGTGCCCTTGATGCGGTGCAGGTCAAGCGACTGCGCGACAATCCGGCGTTTCTGCTGCTCAGGCCAAGCGGCGCGCCACTGATCCACCGACAGCGCCCAAGCCAGGAACGGCAGCACCTGGGGCGGGCACGTCCAGGGATTCCAGAGCGTTGCCGTGTCGACCTTGATGTCGCCCAGGCGATCAAGCGCAGCGTCTATGTCCCGCTCCAGCTCGGCCAGGTTCGCCGGCAAGATGCTGGTCATTCGCGCACCCCAAGCGTTAGCGTGATGCCATTGCAGACGGGCACCTGGCGTTTGCTACAACGCACGTCCTCCCAGCCCTGCAAGACCACCTCTTCCACCCCCGCCGTGGTCAGCGCGGCGTCGACCGCCGACAGCACCACCAGGCCAGCCAGGCGCCACATAAGCGCGACAAACGCTTCCGCGCGAGCTTGGGCGGCGGCGATCACCATTTCCGGGTCTAGCTCGCCGTCCGGGTAGATGGTCGCGGCGATCTGGTAATAAACCACCTCGGCCGAAACCACCGTCAGGCGGTCGCCCAGGGGGCGAAAAGGCGACAGGTGTGTCGCCACCCTGGCCAGCAGCTCGGGGCTAGCAGCGCCGTCGATAGGCCCTTCGTATGGCTCGGGGCCTTCTTCCTCGGGCGGGCCTTCCTTGCTCAGCACGGTTAGCAGGATTTCGCACGGGTTCGGGCTTTCGACCGAAACGCCAGCCACCAACGGGCTAGCGCTGCGCGCGTGGAACTTGTACGCCCCTTCCGGGCCGGCCACCGACAGACCTTCGGGCGACTCTTGCAAGCGCGCCTTATAGTCGTCGTCGCTCTCGCCCTCCAGGCGCAGCACCGGCGTGTTATCCGGGTTGCGGTAGTAGGTGACCCCCAGGTGATCCAATTGCGCGCCGTAGGCATGCGCCAGGGTCAGGGCCTTGGCCTGGGCGTCGTCGCGAGCGAACCCGCGAGGGCGGTCGGCTGTATCCTGTCGCGCTCCTGGTCTTTGGCGTACCGCGGCATTGCGTCCGCGTCGTCCATCGATCCCGATCCGGTTCCCCTGTCGCCGTCGGTCCG